TTCGAACGTGACTCCGGTGGACGTTCCTACGGTCACACGATTGGCGAGGAACTCATCGGAGAGGATGATCGCTCCGATGTCGTAGTAGTTCAGGGTCCCGGCCGTCCCACTGTCGGAGAACGTCATCTGTGTTGTCGTTGACCGGGTCGCCGTGAAGTCGTTGCCGCCCGGCCGGTAGTTGATGATCCCGGTGCCGGTGACATCGAGTCGACCGTCAGTGCTGGTGGCAACCTCTTGCGCAGCGGTGAGCGCGGGTTTCGACCATTTCTGGCCACCGGTGAAGATGATGTCGAACGATGACCAGTCGCTGCTGTTCGTCCACGCGGTCGGAACTTTTGCTGCCGTCAATACGTCAGACAGGAGGTCCGTAATGTTTTCGTGCGACGTGACGCGACCGCCCGCCCAGGTGTATTTCGTCCCGTACCGCATGAGCTCGTGGTAGGTGCGGTTCTCGGTGACGCCCCATCCTTCGGTGATGATGATGTGGGCGAGGCTGCCGGTGAAGAACGACTCGTCCGTAGTGTCAGGTCCACGCATCCCGATGAGCTGGATGTCTTGCCAGGTACCAGAGAATCCGGCGAGACCGAGCCCATACCCGTCTACATAGATCTGGAGGCTGGCCGGCGCACAGACGACGGTGATGGCATGCCAGTTTCCATCGTTGACAGGGAACCCGGAGTTTGCGAGGTACCCGCCTTGCCGGGTTGAGAGCGCACCGTTTTCGTCAATGCCGATCGTGAACGGTGCGTTCTGGGCACTGGCGAGGATGGGCATGAGCCCACCGGCGGGACCGGCAGTGGTGGTCTTGAGCATGAAACTGATGGCGAAATCTGTGCCCGATGTACCGGGATGGATGCCAGGACCGATCGCCCCGTACGTCCCATCGAACTGGGTTGACGATCCGCCCAACCATTCGGACGGCGCCGAGTCGGTTCGCGGTTCAGGGGTCGTGAACACATACGAGTACGGCGTCGTCTTCGATGCGTTGACCCATGTGTCGTAGGCGACTTGACCGGTGGTCCCCAACGGCAACCATGCCCACTGATGCTGATAGCTCGTGTGGTTACCGGTGACCGCGGTGGAGCCAAGCCAACCGGCGAGGCGATCGGCGGGGAGGTCGAACGTCGACAGGTAGGCGAGGATGTCGTATGCCTCGATCTGGCAGACCATGTCGGTGGAGACGTCCGGCGACAAGGGCCAGCCGGCAATGTGCCCACGGAACAGGTCGTAGGTGACCGACGCGTAGGTGGCTCGTACCCGAATCTGCTTTCGGGTCTTGAGTTTCCCGTAGTACGGACCCGAACTGTAAAACGGGTCGAACGTCCGAACTCGATTGTCAAGTGTCAGGTTCAGGACGGATGCGGATGTTTGGTTGAGCTCGTTGTCGCGACCGATACGAATGGACCCGGCTCGCACTTTGTTGGTGATGTCCGTCCACGTTGAGGGACTTGCCGTCAACGCATCATCATCGAATGCGACCTCGACGTTGAGGGTGGGGAGGACGCTCATGCGACGCGCAGCGGGAGTGGCCCGGAGCGTCGTTCGTATGCCTTGAGGGCGGAGACGACGGCCTGGCCGACTTCGGCCGGGTTGGAGAGGGGCGACACTTGGACGTTGATGTTCACGGTGTTGCCGCCGGTCAGCGATCCAAGTCGAGACAGAGGAATGACGGCTTCGGGACCGGCTTCACCGATGAGTGCGTGTGTCGGGCCAGTAACAATGCCACCGACAGCGAACCCTGCCCAGCCCTTGTTCTGCTTCGTGCTCGGAGCGGTGCCGTTGCCGAGGTTCTTCGTGGCGTTGTCGTTTGCGATGACCTGGCGAGTTTCATCGTCCAACCAGATCGGGAGGAGTGGCACCCACCCGAATCCCGGAATGGACTTGATGTCCCGCAACAGGACGTTCACGCCTCGAGCGAAGAAGTTCCAGCCCGTGCGCAGTGCTGCCATTGCCCCGTCAAAGATGCCACCAAAGATCCCGGACACGATTTCGCCGAGTCCGCCGAGCATGCCCTTGATGTCGTCGCCGAGCTTGGACCACTTACCGGTGAACAGGTCCTTGAAGAAGTCGAACGCTGCGGACAGGTAGTCCCAGATGCCCTGCCACACCTTCTTGATGTCGTCACCGAAGATGCTCCACAGTCCCTTGACGATGTCAACGAACTCCGAGATCCCATCCTTGATGAGGTTGAACGCGAACTTGACGATCGCGACAATGATCTTGAACTCGATCTCCCACGCGTTTTTGATGACCTTGACGATCTTTCGGACGACCTCGAACTTGTTGTACAGGAACACAAATGCAGCGATCAGCGCAGCGATTCCGATGACGATCAGGACAACCGGGTTGAAGAGGCTCGCGATTGCACCCGCCAGAGCGACGATGCCAGCGATTGCCGCGGCCGCCACGAGGACGCCGATGAACGCGGCGACTGCCGGCTTGTTCTTTGATGCGAACTCGCCGAGCGCCTTGAACGCGTGACCGAGTTTCTCGCCGATGGCCTTGACGAGGGGTTCGACCTTTTCCTTGATCTCTCCGAAGATTTTCTTGATCTTGGGACCGTTCTCCTTGAAGAACCGCTCAACGGCCGGGATCAGCTTGTTCGCAACAGTCTCGGCGACCTTGTCGAAGATCGGGAGCAATGCTCCACCGACCTTCTCCTTGACCTCGTCGAACGCGACTTTCATCTTGTCGCCAGCACTTGCGGTCTTCTCAGCGAACCCGCCGACCCGACCCTGCACCTCAGCGAGGATGACTTTCTGGGCGGAGAGCGTGTCCCCAGACTTGATGAATCCCTTGATCTGTTCCTTCTGGGCTTCCGTCAATGTCACACCGGCGGCCTTGAGGCCCCGGATGCCACCGATCGGATCGGACAGGGCACGACCGAGGGCTTTCGCAGCACCGTCGGTGGAACCCATCTTCTTGCCCAGGTCGATCATGGCAACGGATGCCTGATCGAAGATGTCGTTGCCTTTGCCAGCCTCGTTCTTGACAGCCTTGAATCCGAGGAGCAGACCCTGTGAAGTCTTGATCGCTTCGTCGTCGATGCCAGTCTTGAACTGCATCTTGTTGGCGAACTCGTCAATCTGCTTGGCAGTGACGCCGGCTGCACCGCCGGTGGCCTTGATGGTGGCCTCGATGCCCTTCTGGACCTTGCGGGATTCTTCGGCCGCCTGCAGAGCACCCTTGCCAAATGAGAAAGCCTCGGCACCAAGCGCGCCGAGGCCAAGGGTGGTGATGGCCCCCTTGAGGCCATTCATGCTGTTGCCAAAACGCTTGCCCGCGCCTTCGGCATCCTTGAATGAGCCCATGAGGCCACGGGCGTTGCCGAGAATCTCGACTGTGATTGCCCTGCGCGACGGCATTCTGGCCTCCTACCGGTACGAGCCCTTGTCGTGCCAGACCGAGAAGATCAGGTCCTCGAGCTCGCGCCAGTACATCTCTTGAATGTGGGGGAACTCCGCCCGGACAGTCGGGAAGAAGTAATGACCGGCCGTATGTCCGCTGCCGGTCCACGGTCGGAACTGGTTCCATCCGCGAATGACGTAGACGCCGCCACCCTTGCGTCGTTTCAACTGAACGCGCTGTTTCTCGGTGACTTCGCCGCGACCCACGGTGCGGCCCGTCTTGTCGACGAACTGAGACTCGACGCGCTTTGCGACCTTGCCGATGTCTTCGTTGTCGCGAATGATCGTCGCCCGTGACGCTTTCGTCTGGCGACGAGCTGCGCCGCCGGTCGTGGCACGGAGCGCACGTTCTTTCACCAGTCGACGCTTGTTGTGGTACGCACCGAACTCGGTGCCACCAAACGCGTACCAGCCTTCCTTCTTCGTGCCGGCCGCATCATGAGCGTGGACGATCTGTTCTCGCAGGGCTGCTCGAGCAGCCTGCTGGCTGATCTGCATGTGTGCCATTGCCTTGAGTGCCAGGGCACCCTGCGACGCAGCCTTTGTGGTCGCCCGGTCCTTGATGTACCCGGCGACCTTGTAGTTGATTGCTTTCAGCTGCTTGATGCCGTCAGCGTCTTGGTTCTCAATGTCCTTGAACGCCTTGATGAGTTCACTCAGGCCACTGACGGCAATGTGTTCGCCCTCAGCACCCTTCACGATCGGCATTCTCGGCTCCTATCGGGACTCCCTGGCCTGCTCGATGAGCGTGTCGAAGATCGCTGCCAACATGCCCGTGTCACAGTCCACAAGGGCTTGTGGGGCAATACCGGTAGCGACCGCGGCTCGTGCGATCAGGTGGGTGAGGGAGTCCCGTCGGTAGGGACCCCATCGACGTTGAGTTCCGGCACAGCATCAAGCTGGTCGATCCACTCGTCGAAGGGCTTGACCGATGCACCGGACTTTCGTTCGGCTTCCCACGCGAGCCACATGAGATGTTCCATCTTCATGTTCTCGGTGAAGGCTTGGCCGATGCCGAGCTTCCAGTGCCGTTCGAACGCCACGATCACGCTCGGAGTCACCTTGACGGTGGTCTCCTCGCCTGAACGCCTCACGGTGACGTCCCAAGCAGCAAGCATCAGCTAGTGGCTCGCACGGTGGTACCGCTGACCGGCCAAGTGACCGACTGCTTCGCGAGTTCGCCGGCAGCACCAGCGATCGGCTGCAGCTCCGTGACGAGGCACGTCGCCGTGAACTTCGGGTTCGTTGCGGACACGGCGCCGGTCTTCGCCTGGACGACGACCGTCGTGGTCGTACCGAGAAGACCGTTGAGAGTCGCCTCAACCGATGCGGACGCGTAGTCCTGCAGGAACTCGATGGCGATCGAGGAGTCCTCGAGGCCAGCGATGCGCTGCTTTCCGGCCGTACCGAACACGGTGGTGTCCAGCTCGGCGTACTTCTGGTTGATAGTGACCGACGCGATGTGGTCCGTCAGGTCCACCGAGTTGATCGTGATCTTCGGGTTGACGTAGGTGAGCGCCACGGCTACTCAGTCTCCTGCTTCTCGGCCTGAGCCGACTTGGGTGCTTCGAGGTGACCGGCCTCAATGAGGGCCGGGATGTTCGCCGCCTCGAGGTCCTTGTCGGACAAGCTCGAACCGGGCTGCTTACCGGCGACCTCACGGTCCCCGATGATCTTGTAGGTCGCCACGAGGGCCTCCTATGGGTGGACGTGGACTGTGAACTCCACGGTCAGATAGTTGGCGTCCCCGATGGATACGAGGCCGATGTTCCCGCCCGTTGTGACGAGACAGGTGTTGACGATCCCGCCAAGTGTCGGGTCCGCTTCGATCGCAGCTCGCACCGACTGGGGTCCGTCGTTCGACAGGTACCCGTTGAGGCGGTCCTGCGACAGTCGTTCCGGGTCACGTCCGACGAGGATCGTGATCTTGAACTCGTGTTCTGCGTTACCGCCGGCAAACGCACGGTGGTAGGTGACCTGGTCAATGCCGACCATCGCGATGGGGGGCGACGGGTTATCGACGAGGTGGTCTTGGACTCGCAGTCCGGGAATGGCAGTGAGAGCGTTCTTGAGGGCGATTGCGCCTTCGCTGACCGTCGCGGTCATGCGTACGTCATCAGTCGGAACGGGGCGATGAGGAGCTCAACGTCAGGGTCTAGGCGACGGACGGTGATCGCTCCCATGTCTCCGAAGCCAGCGACACCGAGAGGGGAGTCGTAACGCTTGAAGATGCGAGCTGCGAGAAGTGCCGTGGCTTGTGCGACAGCGTCGGGCACGGCCGGCCACCCCCACTTGGCGGTGACTTCCAGAGTTTCCCGTTCGACGGTGGACATCGGGAAGTACTGCTGGATCGCTCGGAACGTGTTGATGGGTTCGTTGCGAGCGAGCGCATTCGACGGGCCGACCTGAATGTCGGTGCCGACGGTGAGGGTCGTTTCCCATGTTCCGTTCACGTCAGCATCGGACTTGATGATGAGACCCGTGAGACTGGAAATGTCATCGACGATGGTGAATGTCGATGATCGGGGCGTGTAGTACCGGGCGGTGGCGGTCGTGTCGGCGTAGAAGCGCCGGCCACAACGACCGTCAATCAGTCGACTGGCGGTCGTGACTGCCCGGTCAATGATCTTGTCGTCGATGTTGTCGGTAATGCGGAGCTGGTCGGTGAGGTCACCGCGCGTGCAGTATCCGTTGGTGATCGCCACCAGTGGCTCCTCTTACTCGGCGGTCTTACGGGGACGGCCGGGCTTGCGGGCGGCGGTCTCCGTGACCGGCTCCACCGCGGCGGTCTCGGTGACCGGAGCGGGAGCGGGTGTGGTGTCGGCTTCGCAGATGCCGTTGGCGATGTAGTCAAGGGCTTCTGCGTCGGGCAGGTCCATCGTTTCGCCGGGCTTCGGCCAGTACTCACCGTTGCGAGTGCCGCTGATCTCGACCTTCATTCGAACCTTCACGGTTCGTCCTCCTGGTTGATCGGGTGCTGAGTGCCTCGCCCGCTTGAGGGGGCTCAAGCGGGCGAGGCGACTGCAGCGGGGATGGTGCTGGACTAGCTCGCACCGCCGACGAAGTGCTTCACAGCACCCGTCTGGTCGATGAGGACACCGTCCGTGCGGAGCGTCACCCGGAAGGTGCGGACCGAGTAGTCGAAGGCGAAGTCGTCGCTGATCGCAACGTCGATGCCGTTGACCTCACGGATGTAGTACCGGTCCATCGCACCGAAGAGGATGGACTTCGCCGACGTGGCGGTCGAAGCGACCGACTCGTTGACGTAGACCGGCTTGCCGAGGATCGTGTCGGCGTTGCCCTCAAGGCCCACCTTGAACACGAAGTCGAACGAACCGACGGTACCGGCGGAGTTCTGCGCCTGCAGGCCACGCACCGTGCCGAGGGTGGACGAAGACATCATCCAGCCACAGTTCGGGGTGTTGCGGTACGGAGCAGTCACCGAGTGGTACAGGTCCACGATGTTCTGCGCGGACGGCTTGCCCGACACGCTCGTCGCACCGGTGACACCGGCAGTCGAGTTCGTGACGATGCCGTACGGCTGACCGGAGCCCGAACCGGTGGTCATGTGACCACGGGTCGCAACACCGATCGCGGTACCAGCCTGGCGGCCGAGGAACCCGGCGACATCGACACCGGCGTCAAGCGCGAGCTCGTTTGACAGCTGCACCAGGGTGACGTACTTGTACGCACCGAGGACACGGCTGTTGACGAACGTCGGGTCCGACGCAGAAGCCTGCGAGCCTTCACCGACGATCGAGGCGGTGGAGAACGCGGACGTCGTGGGGACGTTCAGGTTCTCACCGGACTGGGTCGTGATGAGGGTCGCGATGTCACGCAGGGGGTTCGACTGGACGAGGTGCTCCACGATCGACCCGTAGACCGAGGTCGGGGTCGCACCGTAGGCAGTGCTCTTCGAGATCGCACGCTTCTCGAACGTGACGCCACGGACCTTGCCGTCGAGGAGCGCACGGATCTGGGCGTTGTCGCCGTCGTCCTCGGGCTCCGGGTCGCCGGCGAGGAGACCACCGACACCGATGCGGGTGCGGCTCTCCTCGATGGCCTTGTCACGCTCGATCGCGTCGAGGATGCCCTTGCGGCGGGCGTCCAGCTCGTCGAGGTCCTTGTTGATGCGGTCGAACTTCTCGGCCTCTTCGGCCGACAGCTCGCGCTTCTGGGCGGAGGCGTCCTCGAGAAGGGCCGAAGCCTCTTCCCACGCACGCGCACGCGCCTCAGAGATGCTGTCCACGATGTGCTTGTCGCTCATCTGAATGCACTCCTTCTGAGTGTCTGTGAGGGTTGATTGGCGTGCAGGGGGTGCTCGACGAGGGGCTGCCGCTGTACGGGCGGTGCGTGCTCGGAGTCCGGGCTGCAATGTCCGGCATGCCCTGCCGGTGGGGGTCTCAACCGCGAGTGCGGCTGTAGAGCTCTAGGAACGCCTGGCGCAAAGACAACGGCATGTCGTCGTGTGCGGCCTCAAGCGTTTCGGTCGTGCGAACGGCAGCGCCGGCGGTCTCCGGGTATGCAGGGAACCCGGTGACAACGCTGACTTCGTGGAGGGCGACTTCGTGGAGGGTGCGCTGGTCGTCATTCCACGAATCCCCGTTGGCGGGAACTTGGAACCCGAAGGACATGGAGTCCACAACCCCGGAGCGCATGAGCTGCTCAAGGTCGCGGGCGTACGTCGTGTCGGGGAGCTCGGCGTCAACGCGTAGGCCGTGCGCATCTTCGGTGAGGGTGAGCGTGTTGCTGCGCGTGCTGGCGA